TACTGGTTACCTGAAGGCGAAATACACGGGCAGATAGATAAGGGTAATGTTTTTAGACGACTTATTAAAGGAGATTTTCATAATCTTCTTGATGAGGGTGATTACTATAGACACTTAAAGGGTGGTGATGTACAACATACATTAGATGCTGGTGATTACACCAGATGGCTCAAAGCAGGTAATGTTGATCATTTATTAGATGGTGGATATTATGACTTAACTGTTGCACAAGACACCCATATTAAAACTAAAGGAAGTTATGTTAATAATGCTGATGTAGGTGTAGATGTACGAGCCAATCAGGCAGTGCATATTGAATCTGCAGATAACAGTGTTCATGTTAAGGCTTTAGGTAGTATTCATAATGAAGCAATATCTGGTTATCATTTTACACGAGCAGGTGCTGGTATTAGAGGCTCTGCCCCAGATTTTCATATTGATGCGGTATTATATAATGGAACAGCATATATTAATAATGTTTATGGAACTTTTTCTCTTGGTAGTGCAAGTGTGAGTCCGGCACATCCTGCAGATGCAGCGTTAATAGCAAATGAAGCATTTCCTGCAAATCCTGCAGAACCTCCTGTGTTACCAGAGTTAACAGAATGGATTGATGTTTTAGCATATGAAAGTTGTGTTGGCCCAGAGCTTGAACCAACAGATCCGATACGAGTAACTCGATATCCAACTATGGAACCATGGGGAGGAATTATTGGACCGGGACAAGGAACAGAATACCATATAGATGTAATAACTACAGGAACAAATGATGCAGTTGGTGCTATAACTCCCGAACAGGAACCAATCCCAGCTGATCCTCTCGATGTTCCAGTTAGGCCCGGAAGTGTAAGTCCTAATGCTGTAGCAGCGCATCCAGTTGATGGTGTGCCTCGTACTGGAATGAAACCAGGACAATATGCCAGTACTGGATATGACGAACAAGGTAATCCAGTTTATAAGAAAGTAGGTGAGACAACTGCACAAGCAGCTGCTAATGCACAATTAGGTGGTAAAGGTGTTGATATGATTAAAAAGTTTGAAGGATTTAACTCACATCAGCATAAAGATGTCCATGGTAATGATGTAGTTGGATATGGACATAAGTTAAAAAAGGAATCGGTAGTAACAACTATAATGACAGATATATCGTCACATGTTGATGAGATTACAGTTGGATCAACTGCTGGCTTTGAACAAACAGGTGAAGCTATTTTAAATCCACCAGAAGTAGTTTCGTATCAAGGAATAACCCATACAAAGTTGTTAGGGGTTACAAGAGGATTAAGAGGAACTGTTGCTAGGATGCATAAAGCAATGAGTAATATTACTTTTTCTGGTGAAAATTATAATAATATTACAAAATCTAAAGCAATGGAATTATTTAATCGAGATATGGAAGAAGCAGTTGATACTGTTAGAACGAATGTTACAGTTCCAGTTAATCAAAATCAAGTTGATTCATTAGTAAGCCTTACACGAAATATTGGTCCTGCAGAATTTAAGAAAAGTAAGCTTTTAAAAGAACTTAACGGTAATAATATGTCAAATGTTACTCATGAATTTATGCGTTATAACAAATTAAATACAGTTGAAGAAAAGGTTGTTAATGGTGTAAAGAAGCAAGTTCCTATAAAGAAGTTTCACAAAGGTTTGCATAAAAGACGTATTGAAGAAGCACGATTATTTTCACAACCAACTACTGTTGCAAATAAAAAATTAGTAAAGTCTTCGCAGAATGTTTCTATTTTGTCTCAGAGTGTATCAAAGTTTAAAACTAGTTTAGTGCCTAATAACATAACTGGAAAGTATCAAAGTACTATGGTTATTGATGAAGGGAGAGAGTGAGTAATTCGTAATTTAATAATAACCCTTTAGAATTTTTCTCGATAAATAATTAAAACGGTATATTAGAATGGTCGAAGCATTACACTTTGTAGGATTTAGTACAACTGATAAGTTTAAACCACCTTACACAGTAACGGATATTGAACTAGTAAAAGTTGATTTGATGAACCATTTTGGTACTCGAAAAGGTGAACGTGTAATGGTTCCTGAGTTTGGTACTATTATCTATGATTTGTTAATGGAGCCAATGGATGCAAGAGTTAAGAAATTAATTATCGATGATGTTACACGTATTGTTCAGTTAGATCCTCGAGTTAAATCTTCTGATATAAAAGTAACTGAAATTGAACAAGCACTTCTCATTGAGATTCAGTTATTATACTTACCAGATGGGATAACGTATGAAATGGCTGTACAATTTAATACGGAAGGACAGGAATAATTTAAATGGCACAAGCACAACGACATAGTAATTTATTTGCCGCTGAAGATTTTAGAACAATTTATAGATCTTTTAGTGAGATTAATTTTACTGCATATGATTTTGATACTATTAAGCAGTCAATGGTTGAGTATCTAGTTCGTAATTTTCCTGAGGAGTTTAATGATTTTATTGAGAGCAGTGAATTTATTGCAATCATTGAATTACTCGCGTATATGGGGCAAACAATTGCTTTTAGGCAGGACTTAAATACAAGAGAAAATTTTCTTGATACTGCTGAAAGAGACGAAAGCATTTTGCGATTAGCAAAGATGTTAAATTATGTGCCTAAAAGAAATCTCCCAGGCGCTGGTCTTCTTAAATTATATTCAATCCGAACTACAGAAGAGATTTTTGATAGTAACGGAAAGGATATATCTAATCAGACACTTATATGGAATGATGTGAATAATGCAGATTATTTAGAGCAAATTCTTTTAGTTTTAAATGCGGCATTTATTAATCAAAATTCATTTGGAACTCCTGTTGCGAAAGGAACAATAAGTGGTGTCGATACAGAGTTATATCATTTTAACAATGTAAAAAGTGTAAAGATTGTATACCCGATCCAGGCAAATGTGAATAGTGTAAGTGTTCCTTTTGAAGTAGTTAATGTTACATTTGATGATGGATTATTTTTTAAAGAAGTTGAACCTAACCCAGATAGTTCTTTTGGTATTGTTTACTTAAATGATGGACTAGGAAACAGTAGTAATAATACTGGATTTTTTACATATGTTAAACAAGGTCAGTTGAAATTTGAAGATTTTGATATTCAAGTGCCGCTTCCTAATAGGGAAATTAATATAGCACAAGAGAATATTAATAATCTTGATGTATGGGTGCAAACAATTAATTCGGCCGGTACTGTATTAGATACCTGGGAAAAAGTTCCAGCAGTTTCAGGACATAATGTTGTTTATAATAGTATTGCAAGAGGTACTAGAAAGATTTTTGCAGTTAATTCTGACACCGAAGGAACTATTAGTTTAAATTTTGCTGATGGTGAATTTGGAGATGTACCGTATGGAACCCTTCGTGTGTGGTATAGGCAGAGTCACAGTGTATCTGTAAATGTTAAACCTGAGCATATTGGAACACAAAGTATACAAGTTTCTTATCTCGATAAGAATTCTATTAAACAAACATTAAGTGTGGCATTACAGCTTGAATCAAATATTAGTAATAATGCACCAGCAGAAACAAATGCTGAAATTAAAACAAATGCTTCGCAAGTATTTTATACTCAAGATCGAATGATTACAGGAGAGGATTATAATATCTATCCTGCATTTAAGAATGCAAATATTGTTAAAATAAAGTCACTTAATCGTACTCATGCAGGACATAGTAGATATATTGATATCAATGATCCAACTGGAACTTTACAGAATTTAAATGTTTTTGCAGAAGATGGTATTATTTTTAAAGATGAGCAAAATAATCAAACAACTTTTAAGTTAACATCATCATTAACACCAAATACTATTATTATGAATTATATTCAACCTCAGTTGAGTTTAGATGAATTAACAAATTTTTATTATGATATGTATCGAAAAGAAGTTCAAATTGTTGATGGAAACGCTGCATGGAAATTAATAGCATCTGAAGAACTTGAATGGGTTACAATGCCAGATGCAAAACAATCAAATAAAGGATATCTTATATTAAATGGGGCAGATGCTGTTAGTGCAAATTCAATTTCAATTGGAGCAGTTGCAACAGGAAAATATGCTTATCTTATTGAGAAATGTTTGTTAGAATTTAAGGATCCAACTGGAGAAATTATTAAATTTGCTACTGCTGAGAATATTATAAACAATGGTGATCCGATTGGATTAGCTACTGGCCCGGTAGAATTAAATGTTGAGATTCCTAAAGGTTATACTCTGGCTAGATTTTATCCTCGATTTAAAAGATTATTCAATACCGCAGAAAAGACAGAAATATATACACAACTTAATTTAAAGAATACGTTCGGTATTGGTTTCGATTATAAGTTAGGTGGGTTTTATGTTATTGCACCAAATAATTTAGATTTAACATCGACTAATTTTAGTTTATCAAACCAAAAAGATAATACTAGTTCAAATAAAGATAATAGTTGGATTATTAAAGCAGAATATAATGAAGCAACGGATACAACAGACGCAAGTTATGTTATTACTACAAGAGGTTTGCGATATGTTTTTGAAAGTGAAGAAGAAGTTCGGTTCTATTTTAATAATGCATTTAAAACTATTGATATAAAAACGGGCCAAGCGCAGAAAGATTCTATTACTATATTAAAAGTTAACTTAGATAAGAGAGCAGAGATTGAACGAGTTGCTGTAACAAGTCCAGGATATGGATATATTACTGCTCCAACAGTTACTTTTAATTTTCCTGGTGAAGTTGAACCAGCAGAAGGAGTAGCATCGCTATCATGGAATACTATAATTGGTGGAACAGGTGGTTCTGGTTATCAACCAACAACTCCTGGCATTAATTATTTAGATAGTAATGTTGTAGATGCTGACGGAAAACAAACAGAAATTGTTATTAATAATTTGGGTGTGTTATCATCAACTGGCCGATCGGTGCAGTTACGAGCTAATTTGTCCGACGCGGCAACAGGAACACTTAATATAACAACAGGATCGGTTGGTACAATAGTACTTACAACAGATGGAACACATCTAGTTCAGGGCGGATCAGGATATACAGCAACACCAAGTGTTACACTTTCGGCTCCGCCTAGTGGTATTACTGCAACAGCAACAGCAATTGTATCATCACAGGTATCAGGAACATCGTTGGTAGCTCCGACTTATGCAGGAGGTGGTTATCAAAATATACCATCATTGTATATCTCGCCTCCGGGTTTTTCTGGGCAAGTATGGACAGTTGCTCATGGATTAGGTCAAAAGTTTGTTAATTTTGAAATTATAAACACTAGTCACAATGTTGTGAATACTGTTTATGATGCACCAACAGTTACGTATTTAGATGCTAACACACTTCGTGTTGTGTGGCCAGCAGTTGTTGGTTCACAAACCGGTTTTATGGATATTATTAAATCACAGTTTATTAGCCCATTACATTCGTCAGCAAACGAATGGGTTTTTAATCATGGGTTAACTGGTACTGATGGGCTTGTCACTGTTGAAGTCATATATGATAATGATAACGCTGCACAAGGTGGGCTTTCTTATCCATTAATTGAATATTCAAGTGAAACTGTTTGTACAGTTAGGTTTCCGTCTGGTGTTTTAGCTTCTGGATATATTGTAGCAACAAATAAATTTGGTGAAAGTGGTACAGTAGGTAGTGCATATACTGGTACATTTACTACATCAGAAGTGTCAACCGGTGTATGGCAAGCTACTATTACTCATAATTTAGGTAAACAAGATTTAAATGTTGATGTTGCAGTATTAGGTAGTGAAATTAATTCAGCAATTTATGATACAGCTGCTACCCCATCTTTATATTATAATATTAAAGGAAATTATGATTTTCCGACAATTAATTTTATTGATGGGAATCAATTAACATTAACATTTTTAGCAACAGCAACAGCAACAGGTAAGGTAATAATTTCAGGCGGAGACTTATTTGGAAATCAAATACAAGCAGCTGGTGTAGTACATATGGAAGTTGGAGACGACTCAACAGCATCGACTAGTTGTGAACCCATAACGGTAGTTAACGGTGGTAGTGGTTATAATATTGGAGATCAAATTCGACTTAATGGAACCAGTACTACTACTAGTCACTGTACTTTTACAGTTGCAACTGTTAATTCGGGTGTAGTGTTAACTGGTACAGTGTTAACAGGTGGTGATTATACTGAAGCACTTGGATTAGATGGGCCAATTGCTTGTCCAACTACAACAATAACAGGAACTGGAGATAATCAGTTAACAGTTAGTTTGAATTATAAAGTAAAGGAAGTAGAAGTAACAAATGTAGGTGATGGATATCAAACAGCACCAATTATTACACTTGGTTCTCGAACAGGTACTTGTGGTACAGGAGCAGATGCAACAGTAAGTTCTGCTGTTAATGGTAAAGTAACTGCAATTAATATTGATAATCCAGGATCTGGATATACTGTAGAACCAACTGTAACAATTGATTTATCATCAACTACACTTGAAGCAGACAGAGCGATAGGAACATCAGTTCTTTCAAGTAGTGTTTCTACTGTTACGATTATTGCAAGTGGTGAAAGTTATAATTCGTCAAGTCCACCAGCAGTAACATTTCCTGTACCTTCTAATCCACCAGCTGGTGTTATAGCAGTAACCGCAACAGGTACTGCTATAGTTAGTGTCGGTGGTAATGTAACAGGAGTTACAGTAGACAATGGTGGAGTAGGTTATACAGTAGCAGATGCTAGTGCGGCGGTTATTATTGGCGCAAGTGGTGAGATTATGTCTATTGATATTACTGACACAGGTTTTGGATACAGTGGGCAACCAGTACTTACATACGCAACGACAGCTGGAGGTGTTGGTGCAACAACATTAGCTGTACAGGGATTTGTGAGTAATGTTGAAATGTCTGATGCAGGGCAAGGTTACACTGATGCTACGTCAGTTGTATTTTCAACACCAACTGGATCCGGTGGAGTTAATGCTACTGGAGCTCCGATTTTAAGAACAAATAAGAGTCTTGAAAGTGATATTAAGTTTAATTTATCAGACCTTTTGACATATGAAGATGGATATCAAGATCCACGCAAAGCATTAATTACTTTCGTTGACAGTAATAATGATGGTACCCCTGATGATCCATTAAGTTTTGATCGTTTTGTTGATACGACTCGTTATATATTCCAAGAAACATTTACTGATTTTGACGGATATGTTTATTACAAACTCAGTAAGGATGTGCTACAGGCAGTTAATCAGTTAGAAGAAAATATTATTCTCGTTAGTGGTGCAGATTACAACGGAAAATATATTTATAGAAGTGATTTAGAAGTTTTTAAGAAGATCTCGTTATTAGGAAGTAGTTATATTGCAACAACATTGAGTAATAACAATGCAGATGGTGATAAGAAATTTAGTGCTTTTATAGGACGAAGTGGTTATCAAACACCTATCATTAATTCTGCAGACGAAACTGTTACAGCACAGACTGAAGAAAATATATTCTTCCAATGGAAGCATTATGCACCAGTTGATCAACGTATTGATCCGAGTATTACAAATTTAATTGATGTTTTTGTTTTAACATTAGCATACTATAATAATGTTGTGTCATGGAAATCAAACAATAAAGATATAACAGAGTTCCCAGAAACACCATCAAGTTCAGAATTAGCAATTTTATTAGCTGATTTGAATGATTTTAAGAGTATTAGTGATGAGATTATTTATCGTCCAGTGAGATTTAAAATATTATTTGGTTCTAATGCTATACCAGAACTTCGAGCAAATTTTAAAATTGTTAAAATGGTAGGTAGTAATTTAAGTGATAATGAACTACGAAGCCTAGTTGTCCAAGCAGTAAATGATTTCTTTAATATTGCTAATTGGGATATGGGAGAAAGTTTTTATTATACTGAGTTAGCTGCTTATATACATCAAACTATGCCAACACATCTAAGTAGTATAGTAGTTGTGCCAACACAAACAGAGAGTAATTTTGGTAATCTGTTTCAAGTAAAAGCAGACCCTGACGAATTATTTTTAAGTACTGCACAAGTTAGTGATGTTGAAGTAGTTAAAGGATTTACTGAGCAGAATTTAAAAGTTAAATGACAATGAATGATCGCGTATTTAAAAAATTACCTTTAACTCACCAAACAGAAGTCCTTAATAAATTTTTTAGGGCTACAATAGACCAATGGTTTACTAAAGACAGTGCAGTTAAGTCGTTAGGTTATGTAGGACAAAAAAATGGAGGAATGTTTAATCCAGTAAAGGATTTTTATTTTCCTGAGGTTGATTTAGCACGACAAAACTATCAACTTGAGCCAATACTTACCGTTAAAGAAACAGATACAGCATCAATTGTTAATACATTCTTTTATGATGATGTACTTCGACAGTTATCGATTGAAGGTAGTAATATCTTTAATCATGATAGATTGTTTAAATCAAAAGCATATTCGTGGGCACCACCAATTGATATTGACAAATTTCTTAATTATGAAAATTATTATTGGTATGATGACGGCCCAGTTAAAATTAATGTTACAGCAACACCTACAAATCCTCTTAACGTTAGCACAGACATTATTGGACAAGTATCTTTTACATCAGTAAATGGTGTCGAACTTACTAATGGATTAAAAATTGAATTTAGTGGTTCTAATATTACGCCATCGACTTATGTTAATAAAGAATATATTGTCGAAGGAGTAGGTACTAGTATTCAGTTACTAGAACTTACTAGTAATGATTTGGATCCAGTTCTTCCATATGTAATTTCGTCAAAGGATTCCCCACACATGTGGGATTATGATTTTTGGGATGAAGTAGTATGGGATGCTACAATTACAACAGAAGGTACTGAATTAGAAGATCGAATAGATTATGTAACAATTAAACGAGGTGCCGCGAATCAAAATCCATGGAGTCGTACTAATCGATGGTTTCATAAAGATGTTCTTTTAAGGGCAACTGGTAAAGCAACTGGAAAAAGTTATACAACAGAAACATCCGAGATGTGGGATAATGCTTTGTATGATTCAACTCCGTGGGATGTAACAATTGCAACTTTTAATGAAACGTTTTCTTTAAATAATTTACGGCAGGCAAAAAGGCCTATTGTAGAATTTAGTAATGATTTAGAGTTATATGATTATGGGCTTGAAGGTATAGGGTATACAACTGTAGTTAGTAATAAAACATACGATGAAATTCATTTAGCTACTGATCCTGTTATTGATGAGCACACATTAGTTACTGGTAATTTAGTAATATTTTTAAATGTAGACTTGTTAAAGTTCAATCCATGGGATGGAACAGAATGGGATCCAGGTTCTCATCCTACAAGTCAGCAAACTTCGCCCGGACCATATTTAGATATGCCTGCAGGAACATCAGGTGATTGGGATGTTTCATTACAGACAGGTGCTGAAAGCTTGGGTGTAGTTTACGAAGTTACAATGAGTTCAGGAGTTTGTACTTTATCTGTTAATAAAGAAGTAATGGTCGGACAAAAAGTTTTTGCTAAGGCCGGAGCAATATATGAAGGTAAAGAATTACATTGGGATGGTAGTGATTGGAATTTAAGTCAGTTAAAAGCTAAACAAAATGATGAACCATTGTTTCAATTGTATGATAATGAAATAGTGAAAGTTGATGATAGTGGTTTATATCCTGATAGTATATTTGTTGGCAGTCCGTTGTTCAGTTATAAAGAATCAATTGGAACAAATGATGCTTTTATTGGAAAGCCACTTGAATATAAAGAATTTGGGCAGACTGCGGATATAGTTTTTTCTAATAATTTTGAAGATGTTATTACATATAATTCAACTGATATTGTTCTTGGTTATAAGTATGCTCATCATTATAGTATTGATTCAACTGCATCGGCAACTCTTCCACCTAAAGATAAGTTAATTTCTTCTTATAATAATGGATGGAATCCAACAAATGTTTTTAGTAAGCAACGAGTTGTAGATCGATTTATTCCTGAAACTGATGGTGCACAAGATCATGTTTTAAGTGTTTTACCATTAACAAATAGTCCTGCTGATGTTGTTGTTACAGTAGATGGTGTTAGAGCAACACAATCTACAACAGGTACTCCTAAAGATTATAGTATTACTGAGAAAACATTAACATTTTCGACTAATAAACCAATAACGGCAAATCAAGTTATTGAAGTAAAATCGCTTACAGCAGATTTGATTAACTTAAATGATGAAGCTTATTTTGAAGTTCCGAACAATTTAGAAGCAAACCCTGATAATTTAGATCTTGTTAGTGCAACAGCAAGTGAACTTCTTGAGCATTTTAAATCTATTATTGAAAATCAGCCCGGAGTTATTGGTAATGCTATAGGCACAAACAATTATCGTGATACAAAGCAAGATAGAAGTCGTGGTTTGAGGATTTTACAGCATGAAAGTACATTACTTCCTTTAATGTATTTGCTTTCGAATAAAGAAATTTTTAATGTTACTGAAAGTATTCGATATGGACAGAATGAATATGCTGGCTTTAAGAGCAGGTTTATTCAGCAAGCTGAGACTTTGTCAATACAAGAACCAATTGATGAAATTAGTGCTTTTGTTGATCATATATTAGAAGCGTTGTATCTTCGACGCAGTGAATTAAAAGTTTTTAATGATACTAAAGCAGTTGGTTATAGTACTAACTATGTTGAAACAGTTTACTATCCAGATTATGATGTTGGGTATATTAATTTAAATATTTTACTTTCAGTTACTGAAATAGTAAACAAGGAAAAAATACTTTACATTTATCGTACAACTCCAGCAGAAAGAGAAGCTGGAAAATATCATACATTATTAACAAAGAATGTTGATTATACATTTGAAACACATATTGATGAAGTCGGTAACCAAGTTACACGGGTTATTTTTATTCAACCTTTGTTACGCAATGAGAAAATTGAGGTTCGTATTTTTGAGAATATACAAAATGCATTTGTTCCTGCAACACCAAGTATGCTAGGAATGTATTCTGTATGGGTTCCAAAATTTGAGACTGACAACACTTATGTTGATGGTAGTCAAGATTTTATTGTTGGGCATGATGGTTCTCGGACATTGAGATATAATGATTATCGAGACGATGTATTATTAGAACTTGAAAAGAGAATTTATAATGCAATTCCTGATAAGTTTACTAATGATTATTTGCCACAGTTGAATCATTATCAATTTACACCAGGCAAGTTTAGAGATATTGATTATATTACAGATGAATATAATAATATGTTAGAGCCAATTGTCCAGCGTTGGGCAAAAGAACATGAAGTAGATCTTTTAACACATCGTACATTTGATGAAAGTCTCCCGTTTACTTGGAACTATTCATCGCAGTTAGATCGTGATGGTAAGCTAGTGCCTGGTAGTTGGCGAGGAGTTTATTTACATTTTTATGATACTGTGCGCCCCCACACTCATGTATGGGAAATGCTTGGATTTACTGATAAACCTTCATGGTGGGATAATGAATATGGAGCAACAGTTAAGACTAATACACATCTTTGGAGTGATTTAGAGAATGGTATTATTCGTCATGGTGTTCGTGCAAATTATACAGATAGTAGTTACTTAATTGATAATTCATTCAAACGAATTGGTTTAAGTAATTTTATTCCAGTCGATGATTTGGGTGCTTTGCTTGACCCAGTTGCGGCCGGAATTTTCGGCGATCCAACAACACTTATTTCTGGTGGTGTGTATTCGGCTCCACATGGCACCGAAAGAGGCGATCCGTGGGTGTTTGGTGATATAACTCCAGCAGAATATGGAGCAAGAATTGATTCTGTTTGGCCATTTATAATGAGTAAATTAGCATTTTTGTGTCGTCCTGCAGAGTTTGCTGTTAAGAACTGGGACACATATAATGTAGATAGATCAAAAGCACAAAAAGAACAATTTGTTTTTAATGATACTAAGAAAAGAAAACAAGTTAAAGATTTTAGATTTCATCAAGAAACCAGTTCGGATTATGTATATGGATACCAGCAATGGCTTTATAATTTATTTGTAGGTTCAGGTAGGGATTACAAATTTGTAATGAATGATATTTTTAAAACTGTTGGAGTTTCTCTTGGATATAAAGCAGGCGGTTTTATCAGTAACAACTTTAAGGTTATTGCTGATACTTATAGTACTACTCGTACAAGCGATAGTATTTTTGTTCCAGAAGAAAATAAGACAGTTCGTCTCCATGACGGTGCTAGTGAAGGATTGAGAGTTTATAGTGGCGTTATTGTTACTATTACTGAATCTGGATTTAGTGTTAGTGGATATGATTCATTTAATCAATCATTCTATATTTTACCAAGTGTTAATACGGGTGAAAGTACTGTTATTGAAGTAGAAGGTGTTCGAGTTACTCGATATATTTCTCATTATGATGTTGTAACTGAAGTACCATATGGGCAAGAATTTGCAAGTATTGACGAAATTTATGATTTTCTTATCTCGTATGAACGATATCTTCTAGCAGTCGGTTTTGTGTTTGATAATTATGATTATGATTTAAATTCTATGCTAGATTGGACACATGCTGGAAAAGAATTTGTATTTTGGGCAAGTATGACAGCATGGGATGTTGGTTCGTTTATTACATTAAGTCCGTCAGCAAGTCGAATTAAATTATCTACTACTTCTATTGGACGTATTTCAAATGTTAAAGATGTTATTAATAATACATATTCTATTTTGAATAAAAATGGTAACTTGATTCCTTTTACTGATTTAACTATTAGTAGAGAAGCAGATTATTTTATTATTACAAGTGTCTCAGGTATAGGAATTTATGGTTTTAAGGTTAACACATTTAAATCAGAACATGCTATTGTTTTTGATAATACAACTAGTTTCAATGATTTAATTTATGATCCTTTGTTAAGATTACGTCAAGATAGATTAAAACTTAATATAACAAAGACAGCCGATTGGACTGGTGCTGTTAATGCTGATGGTTATATTGTTAAGGATGATACAATTATTCCAAACTTTGAATCAACTGCAAATAATTATCGTAAGTTTCATAATGTGTATAATACTGCAACGTCAACTGCACAAGTAGATAGTGCTCGACATTTAATTGGTTATCAGAAGAGAGATTACTTAGATAATATTACAGAAGATTCAAATATTTCGTTTGATTTTTATAAAGGTATGTTACAACAAAAAGGAACAAGCGGAGCAATTGATAAATTGTTAAGAAGTAATAAACTTAATAATGATAGTATCTCTTTCTTTGAGGAATTTGCATTTAAGGTTGGTGAATTTGGTGCGCTAGGAACTACAACAGATAATGAAGTTAAGATTCGGTCGGGTGATGTTAGGGTAAAGAATCCTTTAATAGAATTTACTTATGAAGATAATTCGGTTGATGTTATATATGATGATGTAATTCAAATTAATTATAATAATGATAATCGATGGTTTCAAAAGCCAAAAATGGCTAAGACAAATGTTTGGCCGAAATTAAGTTTCGGCTATCGCGATACGTTTAATTGGTTACCAACCGCCGGTTATGTGCATGACGATGATATTACATTTAAAGTATTTGATAATGCAGGATTAGCTGCATTAAATACATCTCAACGCTATAGTACTGAACCAGCAAAAGGTGCTATGGCTCAAATAGCACAATGGAATAATAATGAGTTTTCTGTATGTAAATTAATTGAAACTAATTTTCAAGTTTATAAAGCAGTATTGTTAGATACAGGAAAAACAGAAATTAGTGTTATTGATGAAAATATTCCAACTGTTGTTGGTAATATAACAGATATTTCTGTTAAAATCGACGATACTGTTGTTATTTCTCTTGATGGAGGAGCTGGGCAAACTGTTACATTAAGTAGCTTCTCATCAACAATAGAAAATGAACCTTTAATGGTAGTTGGTTGTTCTGCCGCAGATAATATTCAAAAGGATGATAGTATTTTTATTAATGGAACTGAAGTTATTTTTAGTTCAGTACCTGCTGGTCCGTTTACATTAATAGGAAGTGAAATTGAGCCATCAATTACAAGTGCAGGTTCGATTACAATTGATGGAACGACTATAAATTTTGTTGTTGGTGACACTCTTACAACTGCTGGTACTGGTGGTGTTGCAGGTGGTATTATTGCTAATATTACTGCCGCAGTTACAAATGTAACAGCAACAAGTCATAATGGATATTTGCGTCTTGCAACAACAGGAAGCACAATTATTATTGTCGATCAGGGCAATGGTATTACAGGAATGTTAGGAATACGTGAAGGTAGTCATCATTATCCGATAACTGTATCCGAGGTACATACAGATATTTTAGCTGCTAATGTTTCAAATCTTTTTGCAACAAAAGATGAGATACAAGACGAAATACAATTATCGAATACTGATAGCACTATTGCAGTTACGGCAGGTGTCGGTAGAGCCTTTACTTCGTTATTTTTTAGGAACAGTGATAGTCAAGCAGTTACATCAATTGATAATCGAGTAATTGTTATGTCAGACGTAATTGCTAATTTAAATGATGCTGGATTAGATGAAGATTTTTCCGCCGGAGTTACTATTGATGGTTATTTACAATTAACTTATAATGGTGCATCTCTAGGTGTTACTGGAACAGCATTGTCTGGTCTAGGAATTCTTGCACAAACAAAAACATTATCATCGAGTGCAGTTACTGAGCATCCGTTTTCACATAAGGATGCTGTAGTATTGCAAGATGTTAAAAATTCTACTGGAGTTTCAATGGCTGTTGATGGTGGATATCTTATTGAAGAAAAAACAGAAGTAGTTGATAAGTCAATAACTATTCTTAATAGTGTTATCACAGTTGCAGATAATACTACTGGAACTTCAACAACGTTAACAAGTACTGGAATTATTTCTTTGTATGATATTGTTTCAGCCGAAAGAGATTTTATTGAAAAAGTTCTTATAACAGTTAAGACAGCAGTATCGCCAAATGAGATTGTAATGGGCGATCCAGGTTATGTTGGTAATGCAACAGATCAAGCAACTTCAGCAACTAGAATATTTTCTGCATTTGTTCCATATGTTGGGCAATATGCTACAGGAAAAATAGGTCCTTATACTGCATTAATTGATGGAAGTGGTAATATTAGTATTAAGACAAGTTCTGGTTCGAATTTTACTTCAGGGAGCATGGATGTTTTAATTTCAATTAAGAAGAAGGGTATTTTTGATATTAATTTATTAGTCGAAGAAACTGGAAAAAGTACAGCAAATATTCTTTGGTGGCATTCCAGACGATTTGTAACAAAGACTGATGCACTTGATAGTGTTAAAGGAAATAAAGAGTATTATGAATTAACAGATTATGTTTGGGTTGATAATGATCCCGATGGTTGGATTGTTGCAAAACTTGTTAATAAAGATGCTACGACATTTGATACTATGTTTACAGTTACCCGGCAAGAAGAGCAACGTGTTAATACTGGATTATTTAATAGTGCGAAATTATACGATAGTGATGCACGAACAGTTGATGCAAAAATGGAACTTATTGATCATTCAAAAGGTGTTATTAGTGGATTGGCTAATACAGAAATTACGTATAAAGAAAAACGAGATCCAGCAAGGTATAATGTAACAGATAATATAAGTTTTCTAGTAGAAGAAGATGATATGTGGGATCATAAACAAGTTGGAAAACTTTGGTGGGATCTTAGCACAGTTTCATTTTATGATGCAGAACAAGGTGATAATCGTTATAGGCGGCAGTACTGGAATAGTTTGTTTCCGGGGGCAACAGTTGATATATATGAATGGGCTAGTGATATTGTAAGACCTAGCTCGTATGCAGGAACAGGTACAGTACGAAATGCTAATCAGTATAGTCAAATTGATGAATGGAATATTGAAACAAATCAATTTGATACAAAATATTATTTCTGGGTTAAAGGTAAAACAACAATTCCAGAGACAAGAAGTAGAGAACGTAGTGCGTTTGATGTCGCAAGATATATTAGCGACCCATCCGGACAAGGTATTTCATGGTATTCACCAGTAAGTAATCATTATGAATGGACGTTAGAAGTTACCATTCCTAACACAAGTGCAACACAAAGTTTTAATGCATTGGTATTACCCACTGAAATTGTAGGAGTTACATTAAATGGTACTGCAATTTGGAATTACACTGCCGGCACTGCTGATGCAGATGGAAAAATAAGTTCAATTGTTCTTGCATCATTACCAACAATTAATGATGTTTTAAGAATTAGTTTTAAGAGACCTGGTGGTGCAATGGTTATAAACAATGTTGATCATTTGCTTACAGCGGATAGTTCGACGTTGCAATTAAGTTATAATATACAAAAAACAGAAAATAATATTCATAAACAATGGATATTGCTTCGTAATGATGATTCGCGTAGTAAAATTCCAACCGAGTTTATAAACAAGATGTTTGATAGTTTAGTTGGATTTGATAAGACAGGATTGTCTGTGCCAGATACTGCTTTGTTACATGAAGTTGAAAGATATGGTATGAGTATCCGGCCACGGCAGTCATGGTTTGTTAATATTAAAAATGCAAGAAAAGAGTTTGTAGTGCAACTTAATTTAATATTAAGTGTTTTGGATACTATCGATGAGAAAACAGGATGGGATCTTGATGTTTATACTAGTTCAATGCTAGAATATATTGATTGGTGGGAAACTGGTTATAGTAATGATACTGTTGTTAATTTTACAGTTAATACAAAAGCCGAGAGAGATACTCTTGGCCTTGGTGATATTGTTGATCCAGTTGTTAAAGTATTAAATGCAGGCGGAAATACATGGCGGGTATATAAGTATTCTACTTCAGCACAAAAATTTACAAAGATAGGTGTCGAAAAACAAACAGTTAAACTTAAAGATACAGTGTATAAAAATGATTTAGCATTAACTGACAGTACAGAATTACGTAGTGTTATTGAAGCTATTTTTAATAATGTTTTTACAGTTAATTGGGAAGTTTATAAAAATCAGTTGTTCTTTGATATGATAAATTATGTATTAACAGAACAAAATGATGTAAGTTGGGTATTTAAGAGTACATATATAAATGTAACAACAACTGAATCTGATGTAAAACAAACAGAAAAATTTAAAGTTGATTTAATACCAAATGTACAAGAGTATATAACAGAAGTTAAACCGTACTCAACAAAAATTAGAGAGTTTGTTGGTGTTAAAGAGCTTACACTTGAGGATGCAAATACGCATATTACAGATTTTGATAATCCACCATATATCGATACAGCAGGTTTATTTGGAACTGCTAATGATGTGGTTCCGTTATATACAAATACTTCACCGTCATATGATGAAATATTAGCAACAGGAATTTACACCGATTATCTTCAAAATTATACTAATAATAATTTAATAAGATCGTCTAAAGTTAGTGTAGTATTCGATCGTGTAAGCACAGAGTTTAGTTCGACAAAAACATATTCTAAAAGGTTTACATCTGGTACTACTGCTTTTGGAACCGATTCGAGAGTTTTTACAACAAAAGACACGTCAACTGGTGCAATTACTGGAACATTTGTTTATACGCCAACGTCGACAATTGAAGAACGGCAGCGTACTTCAATCATTGATGTTAATGTTAGAGAGAATGTTGGTTCCTTGCTGAGTATTACGGATAGGGCGGCACATCGTATTGCAAAATATTCATCAACTATTGGTGCAACATTAACAGAATTAGCAAAATCAACATTGACAGTTGACACTAATATAAATGTACATCCAGTTATTATAATGAATGATTTACATACAGCAACTACTATATCGTATGATCAATTAATGGGCATAGATGTTTATTATTCAATTGCAAAAGGTTATCATGAAGATTTGTCATTAACAGTTATTGAAGCAGTTCAAAGATATGATTTCGATGTTAATCAAGTTTATCGATCTGCGGCCGGTAATCCTTCACCTGGAGAAAAAAGTACCGCACAAATAACGATTAATTCATTTATAAATGATTATAATAATAAACACGAAGCAATGAATAAAAGCATTGAGGCGGAATTTCATGATACGCGAAAACTTCAACTTGATGATGCAAATCGATTTGATTTAACAGCATTTGAAGAAGATACACCCGAACCACAAGAATGGGGATGGGATAGTGTAGCATGGGATTATCATGAGCAACAAGGTGAAAAAGAAGTTTCATTAAGTCCATGGGATTCTGGTGGTACTCTTGATAAAATATTTTCTGAGTTTCCAAATTATAGTAGTGAGCAGGATATAACAAATGATAAAGCGCCATGGCATCTTTATAATTTAGAAGCTAAAACCGGTGTTGAAAAAGTTCAGTATAGTGAAAAGAATATTTATATAACAGCAAGTGGTATCCCAGATCATTTGCATGGTCCTTTCCCAAATGCAAATAATACTTTTAAAGTATTGCATCAAAATGCATTTTGGAAAATACCATTAATTGTAACTGTCCTGGGTGCTACAGATAAAGAAAGTTTACCGCATGATTCACCTGCAGGATTATTTAGAAATGGTGTTATATTATATAATGCAGTTTCTAATTGGTCTCATGAAGGTGAAAAGGTTTGGTATCATGATCTTGTTAATCGAGAGCCAGATCTTTATGGTACAGATAGTGCAAATGGAAATGTAAGTCCGCTTGGACAATATTATTATTACCATAATCCTAAAGAAATATACAAAGATGAATCATATGCACATAGTCCGTTATTAGGATATGCTTTTGATGGAGTTCCAATTTATGGGCCTCAAAGTTTTGCTAATATAAATGGTACTGGAGAAATTAGGTTAATGAGATCTAGTTATAGATTAAAGTCTGGTGCTAGGACTGCTATTGGAAGTGAACAAGTTCCAACTGGTAACTATGATGGATATTATGTTCAAGATTATGAATATGTTGCAAGTTTAGGTGATCTTGATGAGCACAATGGTCGAATTTGTGTAACACCTGAATACCCAGATGGAGTTTATGCATATTTTGTAACAGTAGACGAACTTGGAAAATCTGTTTATCCTTATGTAATTGGACCAAAGTATTATGGTGCTCCTGAAAAAACAAATTACAGTGCTGAGCCTGGACCATATCAAACTGAAGAATTATTATCTAATGATAATGGTATTCCGAATGTTTCAACTGATCGTCAAGATAGAGATAGTAAAGGATTAGTTCGGCCAACATGGGAGCAATGGCCAGAAGAGTTTGTTCCGATTACACCAAAAGAAGGATTACAGATTACAGTACAGACAAATGATACTGTAGGATCGGGTGATCCAATTAGTTTTAGAATTTATTATGATGCAGATGGTGAGACGAAATATTATGCATTGCCTGATGCAACAAGTACAACAACTAGTTCAGCAATTAGTAGGGATACAGTTGAAATTCCTGTAACTAATGCTAAATTATTGCCAATACCAAATGCTGATTCGTACATATCGGGTCATCCGGTACCTGGAGTAGTGTTTATTGGTAACGAAAGAATAGAATATTTTAATATTGATATTACAAATAATAAGTTATTAAGTTGTCGTAGAGGCACGGGTACAACCGGTGCACAAAGTCATAGTAGCAATACTAAAGTATTCAGTGGAACAGAAAATAATATATTAACTTATGATACAGAAACTACTTGGAGTCCTGATGCAACACATGGATTGTATGCATCGTTGAGTGCTCAAGCAGTATTTTTAAAAGACAGAACAGGAAGTGCATTATCATAAGTTATATACTATTATAAAGATTTAAGATAAATAATTATAACATAGGTTTATGGGATGAAAGATAAACAAGTTGAACCAAAAAATACCAAGCCAGATGAAGTTGGTGGTGTCAGAATGGATGGGCATATTTTAATTCGTGATGTAACTGATAAGAATAAGCCAGTTGAATTAGTAAACAAAAGAAATGCTATTCATTTTGGTAATATGGCTAAGCATTTAGCACAATCAATTGCTGGTAAAGCAAATTATGATATTCATTATATGGGTTTTGGCAATGGCGGTTCAAATGTTAATAATTTAGGAAAAATTACTTACAAAGCGGCAAATGTAAGTGAAGCACCCGACGAAGGTACACCAACATCTAATTTGTATGGATTAAAATATTTTAAGGTTGTTGATAATTTAGCATCATCGAATTCAACACCGACAAAGAATAAAATTGAAATATTATCTAGTACTACAAGTTATACAGATATTAAAGTAACTTGTACTTTAGATTTTGGTGAGCCGAGCACACAATCATCATTTGACAATAGCACAGATTTTACAGATGATTTTGTTTTTGATGAGTTGGGATTATTTAGTTTAGATGTTACTACTGGAAATGAAATTTCAGGTACGGCAACTTTGCCCGCAACATTGTTGGATTTTAATTCAAAATGTTACATGTTAACACATGTTATTTTTCATCCAGTACAAAAATCATTGAATAGGATTATTGAGATTGTATATACAGTCCGAATTCAGATGCAATAATAGAGAGAGAAAATTATGACTTACACAATTAATACATTCGACGGTAATTTTTTAACGAATGTAGCGCCAGGAACAGTCGATACTAATACTTCTCTATCATTACTTGGTAAGAATTATAGTGGTTATGGTCAAATCATTGCAAGTAACTTCGTTTACTTGGTGGAAAATTTTGCAAAAACATCTGCGCCATCCAGTCCGCTTAAAGGTCAACTATGGTATGATAAGGGCGAAAATGTATTAAAGGTTTGTTCAATTACAGGCGATATAAATTCGTTTGAAAGATTACAAGTAGTGGTTGGTAGTTCATCACCGACTACGTCAGCTGAGGGAGATTTGTTTTATGATACTGTTAATAAACAGTTACAAATATATTCCGGAGCTGCATATGCTAACGTATCAATTCCTGGTGCAAATGGTACAGAATTAATGTTCGTTAAAGTAACATCAAGAGCTGATCTTACTTCATCGACAGATGCAACTGCAAAAACTTTAATAGCAATGGTTATTAGAGATCCAGCAACTCCAACTTCAACATTGACAGCAAGTAATGTTGCAGCTGTTTTTGCACAAGAAACATTTCATTTTTCCTCAACGGAGCCATCCGGGCAGGGAGAACAAGAGTTAGTTACAGCAATATTTGGTGCTATGGACACCGATTCAGATTTATCAAATAATAGTAAAGTAACACGTGGTATGAATATCAATACTGCATTTACTGATGCAACAATTAATAATGCTTCGAATGCAGATAAACTAGGTAATCAATTACCTAGTTATTATCTAGATTATGCAAACTTTACAAACACTGCCGCGGCAGCTTTTATAAGCACAGCAGGTAATTCATCACCTAATGCTGATAATACACATATTGTTGGCTCGGGTGCGGCAAGATTTGCTAATATTTACAGTGCATCATTTACAGGTGCGTTAGTAGGTAATGCTGATACAGCAACAGATTCAACAACTTTAGGTGGTCAACCAGCGTCGTATTATACTAATGCAAGCAATCTTGCGTCAGGCACAGTGCCTGCAGGAAGGTTAGCAGGTTCGTATGCAATTGATATTACTGGTAACGCTGCTACAGCAACCACTGCATCACAAATTGGTGGTGTTTCGTTGTCAGGTATTGTTTTAACAACAGGTGATCAAACTGTTGCTGGTAATAAGACATTTAGTAATAATGTTATTATTAATGGTGATTTAAATATTAACGGTACAACTACGACCGTTGATACAACAAATTTAGTAGTTGAAGATGCAATTATACAATTAGCAAAAAATAATAGTAGCGCTGCCGCATCATACATTGGTATACAGGGTGAACGTGGTGCAACAGATGCATATTTTGTTTGGGATGAATCTTCTGATCGTTGGAGATCTACAACATCAACTGATGGAACAACTCATTCCGATGCAGATATGCAGTGTGCTATACTATATGGACAAGCAACATCGGCACAATATGCTGATATTGCAGAACGATTTCATGCAGACGAAACCATGGAAGCAGGAACAGTTGTTGAATTAGGCGGTGTTAATGAAGTAACCGTAACATCAACTTTTTGTTCTACTAACATTTTTGGTGTAGTATCAACAGATCCAGCATACAGAATGAATTCAGCTGCTGGAACTTCAAATACACATCCTTATATTGCACTATGTGGTCGTGTGCCAGTTAGTGTAATAGGAAAAGTTAATAAAGGAGATCGTTTAATTAGTAGTGAAATCCCAGGAGTAGCGCAAGCACTTCCGAAAGATTTTATTAAACATTGTACTGAGAATGGTGATCATTCAACATTTATGTTAGGAGTGATTGGCCGTGCTTTAGATAATAAAGACAATGACGAAATTGGCATTGTAGAGGCTTATATCCTCGCAAAGTCATAGTAGTTTATAACCTTACCGAGTAAAAAGCAGGACAATTGTCCTGCTTTTTTACTTTGTGTTTAAAATACAATAAATACAATTGTGGCAAGATTATTATGTGTGGAGACTCAGACACTATAATAAACGGGTTAATCGTACTAGCCACATAGTACGTGATCGAGTGACGAAAGGAGAAGAAATATGGCTTACTCTTCCGGTAATACGATCCTAGCAGCTGATTTTAATACATTCCGTACAAGTGTTGAAGATATTTTTGGAGACACTAATTCGGGAAGTGTAGCTCCCGGGGCGTTGATTTTCGGATATGGTGAAACTATGCTCCAAGCTGCTGTTTCGGCTGGGACTGGTATCACAGCTGCACAATGGAATAATCTTTATATGATGATTCATCGTTGTGCAGGACATCAAGGTTCAACTATAAGTATTGGGGGTAGCGTAACTGCTGATGCTTACAGTGCAGGCGGATCAATTGGTGTTGACGGTAACTTGGCAGCGGATATTGCAACCGTTGTTGCTAACAAGGGAAACGTCGATGCCTCAAATTTGACAACAACAGCTCGCAATGACAAAAGTGGCACTGCAAATTGGAGTGCATCAACTGTTCATAGTTTTACACAAACTTTTGCAAGTTATGATGCCGCAAGGCATTTTTACAACCAAGGTGGCGCGATGATTATTAGTGCATCTCGCACAGGCGGTAGTGGACATACACAAAATAGTAATTGGACAGCATTATTAACTGCTGTCGGAACAGTTACTATGACTGTAGCATCTACTGCACAAAGTGGAAGTGGTGGAACAGCAGGCAAAAGCTTTGATGATATTGTTGCGGCAGTTAGTACTACGCATGTTATATTCAATCAAGCTGATTCAGGTGCATATGCTTCAAATAACTATAAAATTGAATGCTCATGTAATGCCGCTAAAACAGTTTATACATGGACCATTACGTTTACTGATGGACATGCGAATGCTTTTGAAGATTATGTTGATGGTACATTAGCATCAAATGTTTCAGAGAAACGTGCAACAGGTACATACGTTAATAGCGATGCACCTTCATACAGTGCTGGTTCGTATACGCAATCGTAATATAAATTTATAAATTTATAATTTGAGTCCCCTAGATAAGTAATATTACTAGGGGGTTCTTATGACTACCGATATTGATAAAGCATATGAGTTTGCTAATTTTAGAATAGCATTAATGAACCAAAAACATTTGCTTAAAGTGCAAACAGAAGAAAGATTAAATTGTTATATTAATGGCGGAATATTTAAAGCCGAACCTGGTTTTATTGCATTCATTGGAGATCTAATTAATTCTGGACATAGTAAGTTACCAATCCTTGATGTAAATGATACCCCAGTTATGATTGATGATTTACAAGAGTTTAAAAATTTTTTGTTATCTTCATATATTGAAGTTGTTTATGATTATTGGAATGATTGGATAAAAATAAAAGACGAAAAAGATTTGGAAAAATTAGCTGATGTCTAAAGGCGTATTAATATTTGCTTTCAATAATGAACAAATAGACTATGAAAAAATTGCTAAATTAAATGCGTTAATGATAAAGTATAATATGGATGTTCCGGTGCATATTATTACTGATGCAGGCACTGATGTAGCAATAGGTAAAAGACATTATAAAGATTTCAATCAGGTATTATCTTTTAATAATGGGTTACGATGGAATTCTTTTGAGTTATCACCATTTGACGAAACTTTAGTACTTGATGCAGATTATTTAATAATGAATGATCGGTTGAATGCAGTATGGGGTAATAAAAGTGAATTAATGATTAATACAGATATTGTACCTTTGTTTGCAGGTGAGTTTATTGAAAATAAACGAGTTGATGAATCCGGTATTACAATGGCATGGGCTACAGCAATTTATTTTAAAAAAACCAAGTTGCCAAAATATTTTTTTAATATTATGAAACATGTATCTGAGAACTATTTGTATTATAGGCAGTTGTATAATTTGTCAGGTGGGTTGTATAGAAATGATTATGCAGCTAGTATAAGTTTACATATGTTAAATGGTTTCAATGAGGGAGTATCGGATATTTTGCCGTTACCAGTTAATAAGATAGTTACTGCAAAACCAGAAGATCAAATTATTAGTTTTCCTTCTGTTAATCAAGTTAAAGTTTTAATAACTAAACCTGAAAAGAATGAGTTTGTAGTTAATTCTATAAAAAATACAAATGTGCATTTTCTTAATAAGAAAACTATATTAGAAAATCATGATAGCATAGCAGAGTGGTATCAATGAGTGATACGAGAAAAGGTTATTTTATTATAACTCAAAATAATAAAAAGTATGATTATATACGTATGGCTTATGCTCTTGCATTGAGTATTAAAGTTACGCAAACGGAAGTTAACAATGTTAGTATTGCATTACCTGGATCAGAAGAACATTTAGTTACAGGCAAACAACGATGGGTATTTGATCATATTGTCGAACTTCCATGGGGCGATGATGCAGAAAATGCAGAATGGAAAGTTAATAATAAATGGAAGTATATTCATTGTACTCCGTATAACGAAACAGTTATATTAGATGCTGATATGCTTTTTTTAAATGATTATAGTTATTGGTGGGAAATATTACATAGAAAACCGGTGTGGGCAACAACGTGTGTTAGGACATATAGAAATGAAATAGCATTAGATAATTATTATAGAAAAACATTTGTTAATAATAAGTTGCCAAATATCTATACAGCATTTATGTATTTTCGTAATGAAAAAATTACTTGGGATCTAGTAAAATTAGTGCAGGAAATTATGCAAAATTGGGAAGTTTATTATGCAAAACATTTAGATGCTTCACGACCGACATGGTTAAGTGCCGATGTAGCATATGCTCTTGCAATTAAAATACTTGGAATTGAAAATGAATGCACAAGTAATTTAGCAATTCCGTCTTTTGTTCATATGAAAACTCGTATGCAAAATGTTAATAATGCATTAACAGATGAGAATTGGACAAAATATTTTCCTTCATATTTTACAGATGATTGTAAACTTAAAATTGGTAATTATCAAATTTTTTATCCATTTCATTATCATGTTAAAGAATGGTTAACGGATGATATTGTTAAAAAGTTAGAGGATGCATATGGAAAGAGTAGTTAAATTTTACGTTTATTTTAACAGTAAAAATGAATTAGTTTCAGTGTCAGGCAATAAAGATGCAACTTCTCATCATCGGTGGGCTATTTTTTCAAGAGGAGAAGTTGAAGGTTTTGTTACTGGGAAAAAAAGGCTGAGTGATTATGTTGTTGTTGAGGATAGAAAAACTGGTAAAATTATACTTTCTAAAAAGGAATCACATGAGATTGTTGTAAGGACAATTGATAATTTATTGTATAAAGTACCTTCTAATAATGATGTATATGATATTAAGATACGGAATAATAAAAGGGAAAAGATTTTGACATTCTTTTTAAGTGATAATATAAAAAATGCTACTGAGAACACTTCGCAACTTATTGTAAATGGTATAGTAAAATTGCATTTTTATTTTACAAAAAAAGATGATCCGCATATGCTGAGAAAGCATGTTTCAGTCAATGTAGAAGATATATTTCAAAATAATGTAATAACCAATTATACAGAAACCTTAAATAATGTTAGTGTTTTTACAAAAAGAATCTATGAAAATTATTTGTATGAGGAGGTATAATGGCAGAACGTAATTTAAGTGAGTTTGATGTTTTTTATATTAGTTTTGACGAGCCGAACGCTGAAAAAAATTATGCTGATTTAGTTAATAAAATACCATGGGCACAACGAGTACATGGTGTCAAAGGATTTGATAGTGCTCATAAAGCCGCGGCAACTGCAAGTAAAACAGATCGTTTTATTACTATCGACGGCGATAATATTGTTGACGAAAAGTTTTGGGATACAACATTAGAGATAGATCCAGAAGTAAATGAAAGATCTATTTGGAGTTGGAGCAGTAAGAATATTATCAATGGGTTAGTGTATGGCAACGGTGGAATAAAACTTTGGCCTAAACAACCTACACTTACAATGAAAACACACGAAGCTGCAGAAAATGAAACTGCCGCTATTGATTTTTGTTGGGATTTAGATTACCAACAGATGAATGATATTTATTGTATTAATTACCCTAATGGTAATCCGTATCAAGCATTCCGTGCAGGTTTCCGTGAGGGTGTAAAAATGTCATTAGCAGAAGGCCAGAAAGTAAGACCCGAACCTGGTGAATTTGAAAGGATGATTTGGCATAAAAATTACAAAAGATTGCTTATATGGGCAACAATTGGTGCCGATGTTGAAAACGGTCAGTGGTCAGTATATGGCACACGTCTTGGTTGTAAACTTACTAATTTAGATCCACATTTTAATCATCATAATATAAGAGATTATGATTGGTTTCGAGAGTTTTTTAATACAGAAGTTGGGCCACTTGTTGGCGATGATAATATTCATTTAAAGATTGAAGAACTTGGGGATGAGTTGAGAGGTAAATTAGGTATGCAGCTCGGTGAGTTAAATGCCCAAGCATCAGCATTTTTTAAGAAAGTTTATGTAAATCCTCCGCGTGTAGGTTCTAAATGAACGATGCCTTTTTTAATAATGTAACTGATATTAAAAAAAAACTAAATCGAGTTAGCAGTAGTCTTTGTTTGGCTAAATGGTCGCAAGTAACTATACATTTACAAAATGGGCATACACATAGTTGTCATCACCCAGGAACACATAAAGTACCATTAGAGGAATTAGTTAATAATCCTACAGCTTTACATAATACAAATTTTAAGAAAGCCCGGCGTAGAGAAATGTTAAATGGAAAACGCCCTAAAGAATGTCAGTATTGCTGGAATGTAGAAGATAGTCCTGGTGAGAATTTTAGTGATAGGCATTTTAAAAGTGCCGCAACGTGGTCTGAGCCTATGTTTGATGAGATTGTAAATGGTTCATATGATGCTAATCCTAATCCGAGATATCTTGAAGTTAGTTTCGGTAATGTTTGTAATTTTAAATGTATGTATTGTTATCCTAACATTAGCAGTCAATGGTATGAAGAATCAAAACAATACGGCCCATATCCAACAAGTAGAAAATTTGGTAGTTTAGATCATTTAACACATCAAGATAAAACTCCAATACTTGAAAGAGAACATAATCCATATGTTGAAGCATTTTGGAAATGGTGGCCTGACTTATATAACTCATTACATACATTTAGAATTACCGGCGGTGAGCCATTATTAAACAAAAATACTTTTAAGGTTTTAGAAGAGATTAATAAAAATCCACGAAAAGAACTTGAGCTAGCAATAAACACAAATATGTGTGTGCCAGATAAAAACTTTGATGATTTTATTAAACTTATAAAACCTATTTCAGAAGAGTTAGATGTTGTTTCAGTCTTTACTAGTGTTGAAGCAACTTATCAACGTGCTGAATATATTCGGTATGGTTTAAATTATGAACAGTTCTGGAATAATATTGATAGGCTGTTAGAGGAAGTGCCTAGACTTTATATTGCTTTTATGTGTACATATAATGCGTTAAGTGTAACAAGTTTTACAGATTTTTTAAAGACAATATATAAAAAGAGAAAGGAGTTAATAATTGATGAAAATCATAATGATTATCCTCAATTAATGGTAAGTATTCCGTATCTTCGTCACCCAGAATTTTTATCTATTAAAATGTTAGATGATTCGTTTGAAAAATATATTGCTGAAAGTGTTAGTTATATGAGAAATCATTTAGAGGATGATCAAACATCTGGATTTGTAGGATCTGAAATGGAGATGATGTCCCGGATTTTAAATTGGTTTCAAGTAAAAAATAATGTTCCAATTGATCGTATTGATTTTGTAAAATATGTTAATGAGTATGATCGCCGAAAAGGAACAAATTTTTTAAAAACATTTCCAGAGTATGTTAAATTTTATGAGAGGTGTAAAGAATTATGTTAGAAATTTTTCATTTAAGTTATTATGAACCGTTTGCAGATGAGACATATCAAGCACTTTGTAAAAAATTTCCATGGGCAAAGAGAGTGTCCGGAGTTAAGGGAATTTTTTATGGGCACAAAGAATGTGCAAGACAATCTCTTACAAGTATGTTTTATGTTGTCGATGCTGATGCTATATTGGAAGAGGGTTTTGATTTTTCGTATACACCGCAAGATGATAAATTCTATTGGAGTAGTGTAAAACAGACAGATTGTATACATGTATGGCGTTGTAAAAATTCTGTAAATGATCTTGTGTATGGGTATGGTGGAGTAAAATTATTCCCAACTGAGCCAGTTCGTAATGCAACAGATTGGCATATCGATTTTACTACTAGTGTTGCTGGTAAGTTTAAAGCAATGGAAGAAATAAGTAATTCAACATATATTAATTCAGATCCATTTTCAGCATTTAAAAGTGGCTTTAGAGAATGTACAAAACTTGCTTCGAGGGTTATTAAAGATCCTGAAGGATATTATAGTAGTGAAAATGATCCGCGTATTGTAGAATGGTTAAATGTATGGTGTACTAAAGGTGCAGATCGAGAAAACGGTGAATGGGCTATAACTGGTGCTAAAGCTGGAAGAACTTATGGCGAAATGCATAAAGGTAACACCGAAGCCCTTGATAAAATTAATGATAGAGATTGGTTGCAAGAACAATATAAACTCTATTGTTGATGTTGACATTTTTGGTTTTATTTCGTATAATATAAAAGAGGTGATTTCTTATGGAAGTACATGAAATATTAGATAGATATGAAATGTTATACAGTGACAAGATACCTGTATTAAGCGATTTAAGGCGGACAATTATTGATGAGGATCTTAGTAGTATTTTTAGAATTGCTACTAGTGTTTCAATGGATAAGGATGAAGTTGATGATTTAAGAAAGTCTGTAATGGAAAAAAACCCACATGCTATGTTTAGAGTTTTTTTGTTTTTTACTGCTCAAGGGTCATTAGGTACTGGACTTATTGATGAACTACGTAAAGTATTGAATGAAAAAAATCCTCGGTCTGTTTTTAGAATTTTTGAATATATTGGTATTACATCAGTTGATGATTTACGGAAAGCAATTACAGAGAAAAATCATCGTTCGGTTTTTAGATTAATGGATCATCTTGGAGCAACTACTGAAGATGATGATCTACGAAAAGCAATTACAGAGAAAAATTATCGATCAATATTCCGTGTATTTGATCAATATGAATCATCGGAAAACTTAGATGATCTACGAAAAGCAATTACAGAGAAAAATCATCGATCTATATTTCGTGTGTTTGAACACCTTGGCCTGTACAATTATCCCGGGTTAGGCCCGGCTATAGACAATTTGCGTAAAGCAATGACAGAGAAAAATTTAAATGCTGTATTTAGAATTTTTGAAGAGCATAAAGATGCTGACTTGGATGATATTCGTAAAACTATTATAGAAGAAAACTTACATTCATTATTTAGGTTGTTAGAACATTTTCGTAAAACTCATAATAATTTAGATATACCGTTGGAAGATTTACGGAAAGCAATTGTTGAAGATAATTTACGTTCATTGTTTAGGCTGATTGAGAATGAAGATACTCTACCTGTTGAAGATTTACGAAAAGCAATAGTTGAAGATAATTTGCATTCTTTGTTTAGATTAATTGAACATAGAATTAGTCTTTCAGAGGAGAATACTGATTTGCTTAATATATCTATTCTTGTTCGGCAAGCATCTTTAGAAGATAATTTACATGCCTTTTTTAGATTACTTCCTTTAGTAGCAGATATTGTTGAGCACACTGAAATACTTGATGATTTGCGTAGAGGAATTGTTGAAGATAATATACATTCACTTTTTCGTGTGTTGTTATATTTTCAGGAGGTTGAGCAACTTCCGTTATCGATGCCAGTTGAAGATTTACGGAAAGCTATTCTTGAAGATAATGTGTATTCAATTTTTAGAGTGTTAGCTCGAATTGATTCTGAGAACCGAGAAATGAATTCATTACGGCAAGCTGTAGTTAATAAAGAGATACGTAATTTGGTCAGTATATTTACTGACAATGAGGATGATGTTCCGCATTTATTTGATACATTACCAAAAGCATTAAAACATTTTCCTGAATCAAATTTGGAAGATGCATTTTCTCGTGGACAAATTTTAAGTAAAAAATGGCTTATTAGTGAATTAGTAGGTTTAGAACCAGAGCTTGGAACTGTGTTTATATGTGCTGGTTGGTATGCAACATTAGCATCTCTTTTGTTTGAATCAACTCTTAATATTGAAAAAATTAGATCATTTGATAGTGATGAGAATTGTTGGCAAATTGCAGATGCAATTAATAGACCATATGTGTTAGATGGATGGAAATTTAAAGCACAAACAGCCGATATTAATAATATTAACTATGCCGAGGAGCATACTTATATAACACATAGATATGATCTCGAACCGCAAGAATTAACTGATACGCCAGACACAATTATTAATACAAGTTGTGAACATATAGAAAATTTTGATAATTGGTATAGTAAAATACCTGCAGGTAAGTTAGTAGTATTACAGACAAATGATGATGATTCAATTGATGACCATATTAATTGTTCTCAAACACTTGAGGAGTTTAAAAATAGTTGTCCAATGGCACAAGAACTTTATTCAGGTGTTTTAAATCTTGATAGATATAATAGGCTTATGGTAATTGGATATCGATAATGTATTCTTATGATGATATAAGGACAGTACATTTAGAAATTACACAACGCTGTCAGGCGGCGTGTCCTATGTGTGATCGTAATCAAAATGGTGGTGATGAAAATCAACACATGACTGATGCTGAGTTATCATTAGAAGATTGCAAAAAGATTTTTAGTGTTCCGTTCATTAAACAATTAAAAACAATGTATATGTGTGGCAACTTGGGAGATCCAATTGTTGCTAAGGATACATTGGAAGTATTTGCATACTTTAGAGAACATAATCCTACCATGTGGCTAAGCATGAATACTAATGCTGGCGCACAAAAAGAAGAATGGTGGGAACAACTTGCTAAAATTTTTGGACGGATGGGTGCAGTTATTTTTAGTGTTGATGGATTAAAAGATACTAACCATTTGTATAGGCAAAATGTTAATTGGGAAATTGTTGAACGTAGTATGAGAGCATTTATTCGTGCAGGAGGTAGGGCACGTTGGGATTATATTATTTTTGAACATAATGAACATCAAGTTGATAAAGCAGAAAAATTAGCAGCTGTAATGGGTTTTGAAAAATTTATGAAAAAGAAAACTGGACGTTTCTTTAGTAGTGCAACATTTAAAGGAAAGGATAAGCATCAAGCAGTAAATCGTAAAGGTGCTGAAACTCAAACTCTTAAAAAACCCAAAGAAGAAAAATTTTTAAACAAGGCAACTGAAAAAGAGAATCAGTTAGTAAAACAATATGGTAGTATGATGGATTATTATGATACATGTCAGGTAGATTGTAAAGTTGCCGGAGTAGAAAAAAATATTTTTATAACTGCTGAAGGGTTGCTAATGCCTTGTTGTTGGACAGCTGGTCGTATGTATAAATGGTGGCATAATGATCCAACAGTTGAACAAGTTTGGGATTTTATTAATAGAGCCGGTGGTAAAGAAGGAATTAATGTTGTTAATAACAGGCTTGAAGATGTTATTAATAGTAGTGGTTTGTTGCAAGATATTAAAAATAGTTGGTCATTAAGTAGTTTATCTGAAGGGAAATTGGGCGTTTGTTCTCAGAAGTGCGGTACAGAGTTCGATCCGTTTGCTGAGCAATTTAGATAACACTAAATATTACTATGAGCAAATATCCTTCGGATACATTTTGTATTCTTCCATGGGTGCATTTAAGTACCCGTCCTAATGGGCATATGAGAGTTTGCTGTACAGCAAATGCCTCAAGTGTTGGCCCAACCAATGATAGAGAATTTGGAGGCGAAGTCGGCATCCTTAAAGGTGCTGATGGTAAGCCTGCTAATTTAAATCATAGTGATTTTTTAAGTAGTTGGAATAATGACTACATGAAAAATACCCGACTGCAAATGCTTAACGGTGAGAAGCCACCATCGTGCCTAAAATGTTATAAAGAAGAAGATGCTGGTCATAATAGTAAACGCATGTGGGAAACTGACTATTGGGCAAAACGAGTTGACGTAGATGAACTACTTGCAGAGACCGAAGCCGACGGCAGTACTCCTCCTAAAGTTCGTTATATTGATATGCGGTTTGGTACTAAATGTAATCTTAAATGTGTAATGTGTTCACCACATGATAGTTCATTGTGGGTTAAAGATTGGAACACACTATACCCACAGATTGAAAATGAAACATTAAAACAAACAATGATGTGGGAAAATAAAGGAAAGACTAATCATGCTTCTTATAATTGGCATAAAACTAATCCTGTGTTTTGGGAACAGTTATATGAACAAATACCGCATATGCGACAATTATATTTTGCCGGAGGCGAGCCATTAATTATTGATGAACACTACACATTATTAGAACGTGTTATTGAAATGGGTTATGCTGATCAGATGGAAATACGATACAACAGTAATGGTGTTGAATGGCGAGATGATTTATTTGACTTATGGAGTCATTTTAAATTAGTAAGGTTTCATTATAGTGTTGATGACATTGGCGAACGCAATGATTACGTTAGGTTTCCAAGTAAATGGGAAAGGAACGAAGAAGTGTTTAATATTTTAGACACCGAAACAGGAGACAATACTGAAGTAACAATTGCTTGTGCAGTTCAGGCATTAAACATACATTACATACCAGATTTTCTAAAATGGAAACTTGAATATGGTTTTAAGAAAATTAATATGTGGCCCTTTGGTGCAGGCGGCATTAACTATCATTTTGTGTATCATCCACCGCATCTTAATGTTAAGATATTACCTGCTTGGTTTAAAGATGAAGTTGAACGTAAGTATGAAGAATTTATTCCATGGTGGGAAGAAAATTGGGAAAAAGGTGTTCCTAGTTGGTATAAAGGAAAAGTTACACAAGACCAGTGGCGTACTGCAAGTTATGGTGTGAGTCGTTTACGTGGTATGGTTAGTTTTATGAAAGCGGAAGATTGGTCGCAGCGTATGGTAGAATTTAGAGAATACATTACTAAACTTGATAAATTGCGTGGTACAGATTTTTGTAAAACATTTCCTGAAATGGCTAGGTTGTTAGATGAGTAATCAATATTCACCTAATTATACTGGGGTTCAAATTGCGTTAAGTACAAATTGTAATCTGTTATGCCCAGGTTGTAATAGAACACATTTTGACGATGATAAGTTTAGTTTGAATCCGATCGTTACTAAGAATCAGTTTTTAGATAAACAAGTTTTACTTGATTTTGTAAAAAATAAAGCTAGTGCTTGGTTAACAAATATTGAGTTTGCTGGATTAGTTGATGACCCATTATCTTATCCGTGGTTGCTTGAACTTCTTAATGAAGTATTAGAAATAAAACCGTCACTTCGTATAACTTTTCATACAAATGCAAGTTTACGAACACCAGATTATTTTGTAAAATTAGCAACAATATTGAAACAGTTTAATGGACATTCGGTTAATTTTAGTGTTGACGGGTTGCGAGATACAAATCATTTATATCGTGTTGGAGCAAAATGGGATAAAATAATGGAAAATGCTAAAGCATTTATAGGTGCAGGTGGTAGTGCAACATGGCAGTTTATTATTTTTCCATGGAATAAACATCAAGTAGATGATATAAAAATGTTAGCTAATGAAATGGGATTTTCATCTGTTATTATTCGTAATAATCGAGATTCGTTTTTGGATAATTTAAAATTTTCATCCACTGGCACTAATGATAAACCTTGGTATAATATAAAACAACAGCATACAACTAGTTATTATGTGAAAGTTCGCCCAGTTGAAGAAATGTTAGAAGATTTTAATGAGAGATTAGAAGAGAATAGTTTTTCTATGCCGTATAATATTGATTGTATATGGCATAATGATAGTAAAATTTATATTAGTTATGATGGCACTGTTTGGCCTTGTTGTTATATTGCATTTGATTCATTGAGAAATCCCAAAAGGAAAGAATTGCAAGAATCAAAATTTTCAATCTATGAGAAGAATTTTAATAATTTATATCATTATTCAATTGATGAAATTATGTCTAAAGAACCATTTTCATCAGATATATTAAATAGTATTACTAATGAAAAAGAGCACGGATTAGGTAAAATTGATGCTTATTATACTTGTATTGATACTTGTTCAACAAGAGGTTTTGAATTAAAACCAAACCATATGCAGGCACATAAGACTTATGACTATGACATCAATTGACATTGAGAAATATAATGGAATTATGTTTCGTAGATTATATACAGACTCGAACTCCGCTGACTCTTGGCCTCGTTTTTTAGATATAATTGTTGATCCAGCAATAGAACTCGAGTTACAATCTTCATGGCAACGATTACTGCCAATGGTAGATGAAAGGATTAAATATGATGAGCTTAGTAGTAACATTCATGATTGGATTGAACATAATCCACAAATAGAAAACTCAGGATTAACAAGATTTATCAATAAGGCCGCTATTATTCCATCAGTCTTTGATGGACTAAGTGAGTCATTTATTCGATATCAATCTCTTAGGCTTCGACATTTGCATGGAGAATATATACCGTTTCATTTAGATAATTCTATTTTTTTGCCGAAGCATTTTGCCGAGCTGGAAACATCTCGTGATTCAAGAGGTGGCACTAGTCAACGATTATATATTGATAATGATAATGGCAAATATTATGATTTAGATGAAGGTGATTGGGTACTTATAAGTTTACCATTTTATCCGGCTGGTGATCATATTTTAATGTATGATGGTATTCTTAATCAAGCACAGTTATTGGGTGTACCTGTTGTTGTTGATTGTAGTCTTTTTCCGTATACGGAAAATATGAAATTTAATTTTGAACATCCAGCAATTACGGAAGTACTTTTTAATCTATCAATGGGACTAGGTATTACTGATAGTACGATAGGAGTAAGATACAGTAATTATACTAATGGATTTTTAAATATGAAACATGAACATGGATATATATTAGATACTACAAAAGCATTAATTTCACATTTGCTAGATATTGTCCCTTCAGATTATTTTGTTAAAAAATGTAGTACATATAGAGATGAGATTTGTGATGATTTTGGATTTACACCAACTAACGTTGTTAGTTTATGTCTTGCATCATATGAAGATGAATTTTTCCTTGATCGCGACTCATC